TCGTATGAACGATGCGACCAATGTGATGATGGATGCGATGGCTACAGCACTCTACACAAACTACACCAACACTCAACAGTTCATTGGCTTGCCTGGTGCTATTGACGATGGTACAAACTTAACCACATACGGTAACATCAACCGTTCTACCTACACATGGTGGAAGTCTAAGGTTTACAACGCTGGTTCAGTAAACCCAACCCGTCAAAACATTCTCCAGTACATCTCTGGTACTGTTAAGAATGGCGCAGAAGTTCCAACTTTCGGCGTTTGCGGTTTCGGTACATGGACTCTCTTGGCACAAGACTATGTCGGTCAAGAACAGTATGTAATCACCCCAGGACACGGTTTTGATGGTGACTCCAATGGCCCACAAGCAGCTTTCCGTGCTTTGATGGTCGCTGGTGTACCTATTTATCCAGACCCATATTGCCCAGAAGGTACTGTTTACTTCATTAACAGCAACTACTTGAGCCTTTACATCCACGATCAAGGTTCTTTCGTATTTACTGGTTTTGAATCAACCCTACCAAACTGGCAGATCGGTTATGTTGGCGCAGTCTTGATGATCGCTGAATTAGTGAGCACCAAGCCTAAGTCAATGACCCGTGTATCTGGTTACAACTCTATTTCACTATAAGGAGAACTAACCATGGCACTCGGCTTAAATAAAATCCTCATTGCGGGTACTTATGAAAATACGCCTGGCGCGTATTGGCAATCTCCCGCAAATATCACAGTTACTACTGCTGGTAATGTGATTCCAGCTGGTACTTACCTTGCATTTGCCACATCCAATGTGGTAATCCAAGCCGTATCTAACTACAACACCACATCAAATGTGGCTACATGGTCAAATGTCTATGTTGCTAACTCTGGTGGCGTTGTGATTTCTGACGGCGTGAATGTACAGGCTAATGTGATCGCTGGTGGCACAAATACTACTTTGCAGTTGATTACTGTAAACGGCGGTCAAGCTGTTTCTGGCACTTACAACCAATAAGGAGAACAGTAATGGCTAACCCAGATTCAGTAGCGCAGCTATACTTTGACAGTTTTTCCAATGCTCGTGTTGCTTATGCAACTACTGTGTCAATGGCAACTGCTGGCAACGCTGTAGCTAATCTTGCTATCAATAGCGGCGGGTTAACCAATGGTGGTGCAGTAAGTAACTCTGGTGCGGTGATTATTCGTAAGATTACGGCTGCTACCCTTAACGGGGCAGTTAGCTCGGCTTATGTAACGATCACCACATCAAACGATGGCAACGCCTCAAACGCTGTAGTGGCGAATGTGGCGTTAAGCTCATTGACTGCACAAGGTAAGTTCCAAGACCTAACAATCGCTTCTCCATACACTACAACCGTATTGTCTGGATCAACAAGTTCTGCATTGTTTGTGAATGTAACAACACCATCTGGTAATACCAATACTGTAAACTTTAGCGTTTATGGCGATGTAGTGAGTTTCTAATATGTCAAATATCTTTGTAACCAATAATTCTGATAAAAAACTTACCGATGGACTCGGTGGAGTGTTCTATGAGTTCCCAAAAGGAAAGACGGTGGAAATACCAAAAGAGGTGGCCCGTCATATTTTTGGTTACGGAGACGATGACAAAGAGCCGTACTTGGCAAGACTTGGTTGGATCGTTTCTAAAAACGATTTGGAAAAAGGTTTGGAAATCCTTTCTCAATGGGATATCTCAACTGAGCCGCCAAAAAAGAACCAATCCATATCCCCGTTGGTGGAAAGAGTACCCCTACCCGCTAAAAAGGTAGGGGGAAAAGTCCTTCAAGCAGTAGCATGACTTATGAAAGGTAACAAGTGGCAACACTCAACACATACCTTACGCAAGTGCAAAGGTTACTTCATGATGCTAACAATAATTTCTACAGTCAGTCTCAATTAACGGATTACATCAACTCTGCTAGAGAGAGGGTTGTACGAGACACGGGCGCGTTGCGTGAAATTGTTGTTACGCAGACCCCTTGTCAGGTTGCTCCTACTGCTACTATTGGTAGCGTTCCTCCAGCTAACCCTTTAGCCTGGGCGGCAAGTACCGCTTATACTTCGGGTCAGTTTATCTTTAGCAATATTTTTATTTATCAAGTTACTACAAGCGGTACAAGCGGCACAACTGCGCCTCCCTATCCAGCTAATAACACCAATAACTACAGTAACTATCCTCCAAGCACGGAGTTTTTGAACGGTACGGTAGGATTAACTTATGTCGGTAATTGCGAAAATGTCAGTTACGCTGCGCTTACTAATCTCATGGGGAGTAGCCCTCTTAGTCCTAGTAGCGGCAATACTGTTTTGGACATTATTAATATCAATTTATACTGGGGTAACACTCGTGTTCCGCTAGACTATTTGTCCTGGTCGGACTTTAACGCCCGTCTGCGNTTTTGGCANAANTACATTGGTCGTCCATTAGCATTTAGCATTTATGGTCAGCAACANATTTATATTGGACCAGTACCAGATCAGATTTACCAAATTGAGATTGATTGCGTAGTATTGCCTAATGAACTGAGNTTAAATAGCCCAAATACTACGGATAGCATTAACGACCCATATAACAACTGCGTACAGTTCTATGCAGCTTATCTGGCCAAGTATTATGAACAAAGCTATGGCGAATCTGAAATTTATAAACAGGAATATCACAAACAAATAGCTTCTGTGATCAATACTGTGTACACAAGAAGAGTGCCTAGCGTTTACAGTAGCCCAATGTAAACATGGCAGCTGCTGAACAGAAAAAATCGTATCAAGTAATTAAGCAGTTTAAAGGGCTTAATACTCAAGCTAACCGCACGGCTATTGATGAATCCGAGTTTTCTTGGCTAGAAAATGCCCAGCCAATCGGTTATGGAAATATCAAAATTGTTCCAACCGATGTTTTAATTAAAGATTCTGGCGGTAATTCTGTTGTTCAACCATCGGATATTGTTTATTTCAGCAGCGTAAATCTTGGCGTTAGCGATTATTTGACCTTCTTCTTGACAGATGGATCGGCAAAATATTACAAAATTCAAGATAAAACCACGGGGAATATAGCTCCAGCGGGTACTTTTACGGGTACTACGGGCATGAATATTACCCAATGGTACAACACAGAATGCTTGATTCTTGACCCTCAAAAGGGTTATTTCACTTGGGATGGCAACAATACAGTCACAGTAGGTTCTGTTGGCGTGATTGCCATTACCAATCCAGGCAACGGATACAACACCGCGCCCACAGTAGTTATCTCTGGACCAGACCAAACAGGTGGTGTGCAAGCTAATGCAACTTCTTCTTTGGTTACTGGCGGTAATACCGTTGGTTCTATTGTTTTGGTTAACGGTGGATCAGGCTATACCAACTCTGCAAACCTAACAGTCACCCTATCTGGTGGCGGTGGATCGGGAGCGCAAGCGATTGCTGGCATATCGACTTTTGCCACAGGGACAGTACAAATTGCCGTTATTGATGGCGGTAATGGCTATGTTGGCTATAGCACTCCTGTCACCATTAGCGGTGGCGGTGGCACAAATGCGGCTGGTACTGCGGTTATATCAGGGAATACCATTACTCAGGTTGTAATGACCAACCCTGGCACAGGCTACACCAACGCTGCCAACATTACTGTTTCCGTAACTGGAAACGCGGTTTTAAAAGCTATAGTCAATAACAACACCAATACTGGAATAGCGAGCTTTTCAGGGCGCGTTTGGATTGCGTCAGGGCGAACTATCACCTATAGTGCTGCGGGCGATTACAGCGACTTTACGAGCGTTTCAGCGGGGTCTTTACAACTTACCGACTCCACTTTGCACGGAAACATCCAGCAATTACTGGCTGCTAACGACTTTTTATACATTTTTGGCGATTCTTCCATCAATGTGTTCTCTAATGTGCAAGTAAGCGCATCGGGACAAACCTTGTTTACCAATACCAATGTGAGCGCTTCCGTTGGTACGCAGCTGCCTTACGCCATCATTCCGTACTTCCGTTCTGTGCTATTTATGAACAATTACGGGGTTTATGCGCTGGTTGGCTCAACCACTACCAAGTTATCTAGCCCTTTAGATGGATTGATTCAAAATATTGACTTTACTAGCCCTGTTTATGCTGGGCAAGTCATTATCAACAATATCCTATGCGCTGCCTTTAACTTTAGATATTTTGACGCTGTTTTTACCAATAGCTATCGGTATATACAAGCGGTGTTCTTTGATAAGAAATGGTTTATTACCAGCCAGGGCAATAGCCTTAAATACATTGCATCTGTCCCTGTAAATGGTGAAGATGTTTTATTTGGAACGACCAATAATACTTTGTACGAGTTATATCAAGATTCAAGCTCTGCAATTACCAGCCGTATTCAAACTGCATTATTGCCATTAACTGACCCAATCAGAACTAAACAAGCGTTGAAATTTGGTATTGAGGCCACTTTGTCTCAAGGCGGTATTTTAAATGTGACAGTTGATTCTGAACAAGGTTCTAGTCCGACTTACACACTTGGAAACATTCAGACTTGGTATAACAGTTCTGGCACTACCGAACCTTGGATAAATGTAAGTTCTACAGTAATATCTTGGTTAGGAAGTACGGGCTATTACTTGTACAAGTCAGACGCGCAGCAATGGGGTAAATATTTAGGATTGACACAAACTTCAAACTCAGCGGGTTTTGTGGTCAATACATTTGAATTTGAACATGAATTGAGAGTGAGGTTCTAAAATGGGAGTTCCGTATGTCTTTGGTAATGCTACAACAAGCATACCGCTAACTAACCTAGATGCAAACTTTAATACCACTCTAACGCTTGGAAACACTAGCGTTGGTCTTGGAAACACCGTTACCACGATTGGTAACTTGACTCTAACCAATGTCACCATTGCAAGCGGTACTGCCAATATCTCTGCAAACATTACCTATGGTACTGCTAATGCTGTTGTTTATACAAACTCTAGTAGCGTAGGAACAACCAGTAGCGCATTAAAATTTGATGGAACAAATTTAGGGGTTGGAGTTACACCTAGCGCTTGGAGTTTATCTGGAGGTACTGCGTTGCAATTAACTGGTGGCGCTTTATCAGCATATTCCACAGGCAATTTTTCCGTAGCGCAAAACACATATTTCAATGGTTCTAATTGGATATACACAAATAATGGATATGCTTCGCTTTATCAGCAAGCCAATGGAACTCATAATTGGTCGGTAGCAGCATCGGGGACAGCGGGTGGTACTGCAACCGCTATTGCCACCCCAGTAATGACGCTAAATAATAGCAATTTTTTAGGAGTTGGAACAAATAATCCAGGAACAATATTAGATATTGTTCAATCAACCAATGGCACTTCTAATATCAGGATAACTAATGCAAACTCAGGATCATCCACTAGCGCAGGTTTGAATGTTGTCAATAATGCTTATAGCGGTCAATTTACTATAGCTGGTGGAAGTTATGGTGGTTATGGAGCATGGCAAGCTAACGACACTATGGCTTATGGAAGCACTAATCTTGTTTTGATGGCTGATTCTGGTAGTGGAATTATTAAATTTGCTACTGGTGGCAATGGCGAAAAAATGCGTATTGCTTCTAATGGTCATGTGTCAATCAATACAACAACTGACGCTGGACAATTAACAGTTTCCGCTACTGGAACTACTCAACAAGCTTGTACTTTTGCTTCTGCTGGAGCTTCATACTTTAACTTAGCTCTATCTTGCGGTTTAGGCAATGTCAATATGTATCTTGCTTCTGCTAGCACAACAGATGAATCATTAAGGTTTATCAATTCTGGTGGTGGTGAGATTATGAGGGTTACCAATAGTGCTAATGGTAACGCTTTGTTCGTTGGTTACACATCACAAATAAATGGAGAAAGACTTGGTGTTTCAAGTGCTGGCAATACATTTATGGTTCGCACAACTGGAATAGGTGCTACTGCAAGACTTATTTATATCAACGGTACAGGTGTTTTAGATTATTACTACAACACAGCGACAAGCTCCACGCTAGGATCTATTAGTACAAACGGAACTACAACAGCCTACAATACTTCTTCAGACTATCGCCTAAAAGAAAATATTGCACCAATGACAGGTGCTTTGGAAGCTATTGCAAAATTAAAACCATGCACTTATACATGGAAAGCTGACGGATCTAAAGGTCAAGGTTTTATTGCTCACGAATTAGCTGAGGTTTGTCCTGATGCTGTTACAGGAGAAAAAGATGCTTTAAATGAAGATGGAACAATTAAATCACAACAAATTGACACTTCATTTTTAATAGCTACATTAACCTCTGCAATTCAAGAACAACAATCAATTATTGAACAACTTAAAGCAAAGGTAGGTTTATAAAATGACAACTCTTACATGGGTCATTGAATACATGGATGTTTCATCTCAACCGATTTCTGGAGAAACAGAGGTGGTTTTAACCGCTGGATGGCGTTGCAACGNAGCAGACGGAACTCATAATGCAACTCAATATGGCTCTTGTACTTTCCCAGAGCCAACCACAGGGGGTTCATTTACACCTTATGCACAATTAACTCAATCACAAGTATTGGGTTGGTGTTATGCCAACGGTGTAGATCAAACTGCCGTAGAAGCATCTGTTACTCAGGCGGTAGCTAATTTAGCTAATCCACCATTAGTAAGCCCACCGTTGCCTTGGGCTAATCAGGCAGCATAACTTTATAGGGGATAACTATGAAAACTTTTAATTTAGAAGATAACGAAGCGGAATTTGTAGTGAAAGTATTAGGTCAATTACCAACACAATCGGGAGCTTTCCCGTTGTTTCAAAAATTGGCTGAACAATTTAACGCACAAGTTCCTAAAGAAGAAGAAACTGTCCAATAAGGATTAAACATGGGAATCAATGCCTTTACCAAAACTGGGAACACAGTCACTTTTACGGCTGCCGTAACTGCGCCTACTCCAGTTCAATGCTCATCTACTACCCTTGGCGGTAATCAATACAGGGTTATCAACAACGGTACTAC